CTCTGCTATAATCCATTCATTCTTCTCTGTTGACTCTTTACAATGAATACAAGTGATTGCACTCCAACTAAAATGGAATACAGGAAATGACTTTCTACATTTGGGGCAAGTGATGACCTTACCATTGTACCCTGCTCTGGTATAACGATTAACTGTCTTAGTTGGTTTGAATAGTTTTTTGGTCATAATAATCAAAAGTGTCGAAAAGTTGTGCGTCCCTCTTTGCTAACCATACATTACTACCTATAATAAAAGTAATGCCCAGAGTATAAAAGAGAATCCATTTAATCTTGGTCATACCACGTTTTCCAATCTGCATACATGGATCCAAATATCATACCCTCATGTGATTTGATGTCTGCACCCTCTAAGAGTTCAATTTGTCGTGCATTTAATTTAGATCGGTTCTTTTTTAAATATGCCTTCTCCCATGTGGGAATGTCCTTAATGTACTCCTTCATAATTCTCCTATGTATTTTGGTCAATAACTTCCCAAACATCAATAAAGGTTTCTAACCAATTTTTTTGTTTAAGTGTTAGTTTGTCCTTAGTGTCTCTACCATAGCATAGATCATCAGCACTATAAAAATTTGGTAGATTTTGTGAGTCACACCAGTTGGTATAGACATCACATAAAAATAGCATTTCTTTGGTCATTAGACTTCCTCCACAGTTTCAATAGTCCACTCTGAAACACATTCTGTTTCTACTGGAAATGAATTGATGTTAGCATGAGCAAGTTCCATTGCTTCATCTTCGGTCTCTGCATCAACTATAACTGTGAAGTAAGTAACCTCAGAACATTCTACACGAAATTGATTCATTTTAACCTCCAAAGGCATTAAGTTGTTTAGGATACTGTTGGGTTACATTATCAACTAACTCATCAAATAATTCTTCATCATGGTTATTAACTTCTTCTCTCAGTTCATGGTATGATAGTCCATCATAATAATTTGTAAGTTGTTCGGTAACATACTGTTCCATAGTCTTATAATCCATACCATCAACAATTAATTCAACAAACTGCTCTTTTAGGTGTTCCCATTGGGCAACATTTAAGTTTGGTTTAGTCATTTAGTTATACTCCCAAAATGCAGGTTCACAGATTTTTTCAACAAGAGAATCATATTCAGTTTGTGACTCTTCATTGATCCAACCCATATCATTGAAGAACATAACCATTTCAACAAGTACAGATTCCTCTGCTTCAGAGACAGTTAGTGTTCTTTTAGTTTCAGCACTCATAAGACTCCTTTGTTGTTTACTCTTATATTATAACAGGTCTAGGTCTTTTCCAACCCTACTTTGTGACACCTTTTCAACTGGTTCACCATACTCCTTTTCTAACAGTTTTTGGAATAGTATATTACCTCTATGCTTATTTTCATCCCAATGGTCTTGATTCCCATCATGCTCTACATGGTCAGATATGTATTTGAAACTTCTAAACTCAACACCCATCTTATTACAGGTCTTAGCAATAGCATACATTTCCATGTCCACAATATCACATTCTATCTCTGGTTTACTGGTAGAAAAACTATCACCAGTACCACATACTATGGTCTCTGTGCCTATTAAAACACCCTTCTCAAAAGGTGTTTCACCCAATAGACAGTTTAATGCTCTTGCATCCATGTCCCTATCAACTGCCCCTGTGACCTCTACAAGACCCTTTATATCAGTAATAGCACCCGCAGATCCATAATTTATAATGAGATCCGCACCATCATAGATTGCTTTCATGGTCGCAATGGTCGCATTGACCTTACCACACCCACTCAAATAAACAGGATACCCATTGATACCCTGTGATTCATCTTCCAATGCAATAACTAATGCTATTTTCATTTTCTTTTTTTCTTATCATACACTATAGTTATTTTTCGCCACTCATACCCTGTACTGTCGTATGCTGTAGAAGTGGTTAGTTCACCATTTAATTGTTCTGCTAAGAATCGCAGTTCATTAATAATCTTATCTCTTCTAAGATCATCATGTAATTGTTCTGTTGGGTTGCTCATTTTACTAATTGTCCTACAATTTTACCTACTGGTATTCTATTATCTTTCCAAAGTAATGTACTTACTTTAGAACTTATCTTACCAAAAATGACTTCTTCCCTTGATAGTGGTCTACCATTTGGGTAATAATCATCATTCATTCTTGACTCACAACTAATCTCTCCTTCTCTATCAAATAGCATTTGTAATGCTACAAGTTCAACATCAGTTAATTTAAGTATGTTCATTTTAATTGTACCTCATAATCAATTTTTAGAATACACCAACCAGATGCATTAGTTACTTCTTTAATTAAATCATCTTCATCATCCGCTTCCCACACTCCAAGTGCAAGATCTCTTACTTCAATTTCCTCATCAAATGTGAGTTTACTCTCCCAATTCCTATCATACCAATCATCAAAGTCAAACTCAACTTCAGTTACATTAAATTTCATTATATGATCTCCAATTCTGTGTAATCATTAACAACAACTTTGCGATCATTGTTATCAATTAAGATAGTACGATTAACTTTTGGTGTATAACCATGTCGATCAGTTTCGCCTACTATGTAATTAACAAGTACATCATAAATCTTATTTTGATAACGTACTTTATCACCAATTCCAATTACTTTAGGTGATTTATATCTTTGAATAAATTTCATTATGCACCTCTTAAAGATAATGAATTTGCATAATTCCACTTGTTGTGAAGTTCAGTTTTATAAATGTTCAGAAGTAAATCAAGGTTTACACCTTCCAAATCAGTCCAGTCTGATACATAATCTGAATTGTCCAAATCAGCAGTATTATCTTGAAAACTTGGTGCAGATCTGAATTGATTTTCATCATCAACCCAGAAATGTCTTCCAAATGCTTCAGAAACGTACATTAGTTACTCTCCCAATAAAGTGAATTAAAGTCTGCTATGTTTAAATAATTATCATCATGTACTCTATGAAGTGCATCTATATCCTCTTCACCATCCTCTTCACATATAAAAACAAACTCTTCACAAAAATACTCAACTGACTGGATGCCCAGTCTTTCGATACATCTTAGCATTTCACCAATGTGGTCATCGTCTAAGTTTAAACAATCAATGCAGTAAGCAATGTTGCTTTCAAGAATGTTTTGACTCATTTTAAGAACTCCATGAAAATTGTGGTTGCTCAAGAATAATATCTCTGACTCTTTCTCTATCTACACTATCACCATCACCCCACTCCCAATGCACATACTCTAAATCACCTTTTAATATTCTATCTCTGTATATAAAGAAAGCATCAAATATATCCTGTTTAGTTAATCCTTTAATTGGATATAGTGCATCATCAGCACCATAGAAATCCCAAACGTAGTTTACAAAATCAAGTAACTTTGAATAAGCACTCATAAATGGTCTCCTTTGTTGATTACATTAGTATTATAACCCATATTTGTCCAAGGAGTACTAAAGAATGTGTCACTATTTAAAGTGTCCCAAAACTCCTTGTTAAGTATCTTCTCCATGACGTATGCTTCCTGTTCCCTCATTTCATGGTTTTCTAATCCATCTATGGTCTGTCTTACATGTATTAATTCATGTATTAATGTTGTAGCATACTCTGTAGGCACTTGATTATTATGAATATGAATTAAGAATTGTCCATTATCATCAACTTGACAAAATCCTACTCCATATTCATTTGTTAAATCAACCTGATTAACTTCTACTATTGCATCCTTCAACTGTTTATACTTCTCACCCATGAAGTTAAACACTTCACATGTTAGTATTGTTTTTAGATCACAATACCAATCGCCTGATGTAGTTAATGGAGACATTTTTTAATAAGCAATTTTGGTTATGAGTAAATCTACTATATTGACTCCCCAATGCATAAACCAGAAGAAAGAAAGAAGAAATAGCAATTTCTCCCTTGCAGTCATGTTTTTCGCCATTAGTTCTTTCCTCCTTTTTCTCCCCAATCAATATTTATTTGATGTTCATCCATTTTTGGGTAATCAATGGGTGAATACTTAGGAAATCTGAAGTTATAATCCTTCAGAATTTCCTGATACAAATTGGGATACAAATGTTCTGGATAAGTGTTCATTTAATGTGGATTGTATTTGTATAGTATGTAAATTATCCCTATGGATACAATTAAAACTAACGATAAAATAGTGTATAACATTAATATCTACCTCATATAAAGATAACCACCGCACCAATCGCAAGTATCCAACATAACTTCACGTTCTTTGATAATTCTCATATCAAAACGTACATGTTTTGCGGGTGACTTCCAACTTGCAGGTTTGTAAACTTGTCCAGTCTTTTTATCAATAAAAGCATGAACACTTCCATCACGATACTCATTTCTATTTTGAAATGTATCATAATCCTGTTGGATGATTTTGTAATACTTTCTACCTGTCTGTATTCTAAATTTCATCAAATTAGCAGTACCATCTGCTATTTCTTGTAATTGTTTCGTTGCATACTCTGGATAATTACCTTGTAGGTTTCCTTTCAACATCCTTACATGATAAGTTCTATACTGATTTTCTAATGCTACACAGAGTTGCTCTGTCCAGTCAAGAACTCTTTCTTCAAGGGTTGTCTCTTTAAGCATGGTTGCGGTCATTAAGATCTCCTTGAATTGTTTACATCCTTATTATAAAGGAAAATGGGGACTTTGGGTGTCCCCATATACCACTTATTTAACTGTCTATAGATCTGTTCCTCCTGCTTCGGTTACTTCTACAATGTCTTCAAGGACTGCTAGGATTTCATTTCCATTAACAGCATTATCAAGAAGAAATTCTGCGAAAGTTTGAGACATGACTAAATTAGTGTCGGGTTTACAAAAAAATGGTGGTTTCCTATCGCCTCCTAGTCTGAAACCACCAAAGGGACTAGCAGCAGTTGAGAGAGTGGGGCATCAACATAGGTTTCACCTATATGCCCAAATTTACCTACTGGGAATCGCTTACACCTGTACCCCCACCACTTTCAACCATCTGTCTTATGTGTGCAGTAATAGGTTTCTACCAACGATCATGTGACTGCTTCTAAGTCAGTCTAGTCGGTAGGTTTGGGGCAGTAGAACCACATATCTCTCAACTTCTATAGTATAGCAGTTTTACGTCATACTACAAGGACGGATGTGACAGTTTAATAATTGTTTGAAATGCTAGCGGATGTTAGTTCTTTCTTGGGTTGCGATCCCAGAGGCACATCCATCTCCTCGTTAATGGTGCGAGAAACAAAAACTAGGACTTACAGGACGTAATTTCTCTGCTGAACAAAGACAACCATAGATCCTTGCCTGTTTTGTTTCCCATGAATGTATTATAGTACATCAAGCAATGGATTAAACCTTTCTTGTGACACCTTATCAACTGACCCCTGTGCTATGGATATTGCGTCAGGATTTACGTCAGTTGTGATACAATTTCTATCAAGGTTCAAGGATGCTATCGCAGTTGTACCTGATCCACAAAAAGGATCTAACACCCATCCGTTAGGTGGGCATGATGATTTGATGATCCTTTCAAGTAGTTTTAAAGGTTTCTGAGTAGGATATTTCCTCTTATTCTTTTCACTCCTTGAAATGAAATACACATCACCCAAAAGTTTTGTATTGGTACACCCTTGGACTCATGTGAATAGATCTTCTTATAGATCATATTCTTACCAAAATGTAAAAGGTTCTGATTATCCAATTCAGTTAGTTTATCAACTGATATTCTAAATCCGTACTGTGGATTATAACCTTTATACTCATACTGTTTGCATGGTCTACTCTTTTCACCAGTAACTTTCGCTAGTGCATAGAATCCAACTTCATCTTTATTCTTGAAACTATTCTCTGCATATACAGGATCTAATGGTGAATACTGAACCTCAAAGTATGGATTACCCTTTTTAATAACCATGATTGAATCAACTATGTTACCCCAACCATTTTTAATATTATTTTTCGGACCAGATCTCTTCCATGATATATTTGTATAGAAATTATCACGAATTTTAGGTGGTAATTTAGATAGAACTAGAGCATTACCAATGAAATTATTATGTAAGTATAACCATCCATTCTTATCCAATTTAGAGTATGCTTTAATAACAATATTTGAATACCATATAATATAATCATCGAATGAATCCCAATGGTCAGAGAATTTCTTCTCCTTACCATCTTCCTCTAACATAACAAAATCCCTTTGTAATCCGAAAGGTGGATCCATATAAACCAGATCAAATTTCTGGTCTATACTGTCCATCTGTTCAGCAGATTGTTGTAGTATTTTAATATCAGGCATAAGAAATTGTCTCACATTCAATATGATCTTTCACTAATTTGTGAACAGCATCCTGCTGTAATTTTAGCACAATTTGAGAGTTTTTGTTAGACTTAGATAGACCAAGAAATGCGTTGATTCCATTATTAGAAGTAACTCTCAATCTAATTCCATAATCATACTTAACACCATCCTTAATAAAGATAACTTTGCGTGATGACTTTGCTTTCTTAGATGATACTAATTCGATAGAATCACATTCCCTAGCAAGTTTAGATGCAGGGTGATCTTTAGGATCAAATTGATATAAAACACTATTCTCTTGATCGTTTACAAAAACATAATCAATACCATGAGTGATTGAATCTGCAATAAGATCACATACTTGATCTTTTGTTAGAATATCGAAAGCATCACTACAAAGGGATGCAAACTGTTCTCTAACACCATCAACTGCATATTGACGAGAGTAAGTATCTTCTTCACGAAGACTCTTTATCATAAATTTGAATGAATCAAAGTGACTACCAAAAATAAAGTTATATCTACTCGTATTCAACCAATCAAATGATCCCGATGATAATCTCTTTTTATCCTTTACAGATAGTTTAAGTGAACCACTAACAGCATCTTCCTTGTGCTTAGTTCCACCAACTGTCTTAACTTCATTATCAAAATAGTTAATCTCATTTAGTATTTCAGCAGTTTTGCCTTCATTAGCAATTCCACTATAATGAACTGAACCATCTGTTTTAAACATGATTTGAATCCTCTCGGAAATTTATTTTAATGTGGTGGAGTTCCACCAACTAAACATATTATAAAACCCCTCAACTGGAAAGTCAAGGGGTGTGTTCAGGTTGTTAAACTGTCCTATTCATCATACACTCTGCACTCAAATGCGTCAGGATGGTTATCACAGTATATTTCTAAGTGCTTATCCTCATGCCTAATATGGTAGTCATTTATCCTACCCTCATTAGGATCAACTACATCATCTTTATGATAGTTTTCATAATCAGCATGAGAAGTTTTTAGTTCTTCCTCTGTGTACTCCAACATACCATGATTGATATGTTCCTTATGATCCTTTGGATCAAAGTAAACCTCATGCTCTAAATCGTGCTTAATTTCAGACATCTAGTAAGACCTCCCTAAGTGGTTCCATTCTAAGGAACTGTTCGTTTAGATTATAATATAATTTATAGTTTTCTGTCGTCAGATAATACCCTTTTATCTCGTTTCCATCACAATGCCAACCATAACCTTTCAAACGTTCATCAACACCATCAATCCTAAGTGTCTTAGAATTTGATAGGTAGTCATGGTATCGTTCGTCTAGGTTAATCATTGGAACAGAGATTTATGTGTTGGTATTATAACATAGTTATATAAAGTATCTATAATCTTTATGTTGTCTTTATATTGTCTTTATATAACTCAATATTATTCTTCAATATCCTTCTCTTTAGGTATCCAAAAACCATCACTACTCATTTCATATCCATTTTCCATCATTTCATCATGTGTTAGAGGATTATCTTCATTATACCTTTCATTTTCAATGAAATTTGGATCTTCGATTCTTCTCCACACATCACTAGAATCTTCAATACTATTTTTCAACATTGCAATTAAAGTTCTACTCTGGGATGCACATACCTCATGGTATCTTGCATTATTCTTGACAGTATTAATAATAGTAGTGTATATTTCCAAAGGAGTTACATCCGTTGATAAACACTCATCAATCCAATCTTTAAGACCTGTTAAAGCACTATGTTTAGTCATTGTAATCTTTGATTGCCTGTTCCATAATAACTTGTATCTCCTTAGAAGTCAAGTTGTTTAGAAACTTCCAATTAGGATCTTGTTTATCCCACTCCATCACAAATGTTCCATCATCATTCTTTTTTATCTTCAGAGAATCGTTGTTCTGCATCCTTTTCTTCTTGTTTAATTTGTTTCCTCATCATTTTAGCATAAAATACTTCTTTTTTGCTATACAATTCTGGATTTTTCTTTGCTCTCTTAATAATCAATTTTGCTGCTTTCTTATCCTTCAAAATAAAAATACCCTCAGTATCTACCAAGGGTATTTATTAAAATTACTATAGGTTGAATTACCTAATTTAAGGTGGGTGTTGATATTTAATCATTTGTTTGTTGATTAACGTGTACTCGTTTTAAATTAAAACCTCCTTACATATACGTTTACAAACATGTTGGTCGTCTTCACAGTCAATTAGACACTCGTAGTATTCTGTGAGTAAATCTTCTTCTGTGTCTTCTTTATAAGATCCAGATAATTGATTAAATGAAATTAAGTTGTGCATAATTGTCTCCAAATAAACTACAATAACAAAGAGATTTAAATCATCTTGTTACCCCTAATTCTATCATTATTTATGCAAGAAATGTTTGTATTCGCTGATACAATTTACAAAAAGAAATGCCTAGTCCCTTATTCTGACTGGAACATCAATAGTCCATGATTGTGATTCCAACTTAACAATTTTAAACTTTTTCTTATTCTTTTCAATTTCATTTAACATTGCTTCTCTACCAGGTTCTGGTTGTATCTCACCATAGTTGGGTTTATCTGGATGTTTTAAACCCATATAATCATAGATTGCAGTATCTACCATAAAGTAGAGTGTATCCCAAGTAAGTGTTTCTCTTAACTTAACTGCAATACGATCAATATCATTCTCATCAAGATACTCACCAGTTACTACTGCTTTTGAGAAATCTTCATATTGAGTCAAGATTCTTGCTCTTGTATCTACCAACTTATTAAGATTGATAGAGATCTTTACATCATCATCAAATGCCATTTTAAACCTCGTTAGTTTTTTTCCAGTCTTCCCATTCTTTAATATGTTCCTCTGACCAATCTTTCATATAATGTTTACCTAATGCTCCATGTAATAGAATAACACTAATACCATTGATTGACTTTACAGGTGGTAGATTAGTCTTCTCTCCTGCTTTTGGTTTAGGAAGATGTGGATTTATCATGTGTCTAACCAGTTCAATAACCTGATCTCTTATCTCTATCATTTCATCATAACATCCCTGATTATAAGCACATCCTCTGAGTTTACTATCAGGTTTATATAATGATTCTAATAGTAGAGTTCTACCACGATCCCATTTTTCTTGTTTAGTTTCACTCATTTGATCCTATTTTGTTTTAGTATGTATGATCTAGCATAATCATAATTTCTGCAAGTGTGTACCCACTCACCATTATGAATTATACCAAACTTTTTACTTCCCATCAAGGGTACTGCTGCCCAAGATCCGTCTTTGGTAACATAACCAGTTTTATTCTTAATAGCATCCTTATAAAAAGTCTGGTAGTTTTCCTTTCTTGTCTTGCTCATTCTTTAATTGCCTAATAAATTCATACTTCATAGTTGATAATGATTGAGTAAGATATTCTTCCCACTCATTACCCTTGATTAAATCTTCAAGGTGTGCTATATGTTCTAAAGCAAACACCATCTTAGTTTCATTATTCATTCTCATCGAAATCATCTATGGTGAACAAACTCTTTAACTCTATACCATTCATTAGAAAACCTTCAGTAGCACCTTCTTTTCTATCAACAATAGATAAAACAGTATCAACTGTGTATCCAAGATTTCTTAGAACATTAACTGCCTTGAGAGAAGATCCACCAGTTGTAGTTACATCTTCCAATACAGTTATCTTACTTCCTTTAGGTGGTAACTTCCCTTCTACTTGTGATGCTGTACCATGACCTTTAGGTTCTTTCCTTATAATGATAGCATTAAGATCTCTTTCATCTAATGCTGCTGCTATTGCTACTCCAGACACCAAAGGATCAGCACCTAAAGTTAAACCACCAACTGATACTGAATCATCATCAACTAATTGTAATAGTAAACAACTAGCATAGAATAATCCTTTACCATTTAGTATGACTGGTTTACAATTAACATAGTGTTCACTTGTTTTACCCGAAGATAGAGTGTACTCACCTTTACGATAAGCATCACTCTTTAACATCTTCAATAGTTCTTCTTTCATTTTAGAATTTAGCATTAACTGATACTACCCTAGCATTTGGGTTTCTTGCAAGTGCTACCCTTCTTGCTTCATCATAGTTCTTAGCATGTACTGTCTCATTAAAGACACTACCTGCAACATAAAGTTTTACTTCACATACCATAGAAACCTCCTTTAATAATTGTATTATACTATATCAAATATATTTACACTAGGTTCTTGTGACACTTTACCAACTGGATGAAAGTCTTGCACTCTTTCCTGTATTAAGTTACCATAGTCTTCATGTAATTCACACCCTATATAATCTCTTCCCAATGATTTAGCAACCATAGCAGTAGTTCCTGATCCCATGAAAGGATCTAATACTATATCACCCTCTTGACTCCCTGCCTTGATGCAGTCAGTAATTAACTCAGGTGGAAATACAGCGAAATGTGTCCCTCTATAGGGTCTATTAGTTACTTTCCATACACTACGTTTGTTTCTCTTATCATAGACCATTTTACGAGGTCTAGTGAGTCCTGAGAACTGATTATTAGTATCTTTAGTGTTATTCATGTTGATGGGTTTATTACCACCCCAACGCTCTCCTACTGCCTTCTCCTTGATCGCTTCATGGTCATAATAGTATTTCTTATTCTTAGTCAATAGAAAGATATATTCATGTGACTTAGTGCATCTATCTTTAACTGACTCAGGCATTGGATTAGGTTTGTGCCAAATTATATCCTGTCTTAAATACCATCCATCTGCTCTAAGGGCAAAAGCAACCATCCAAGGAATACCAATAAGATCCTTTTCTTTTAATCCATCTAACTTATTACCTCTTCTTGCACATTTGTCTGGTAAATCCTGTTTAGTATTGGATACAGTTTGCTTAACTAATCCCTGACCTTTACCAGGTCTATAGTTATAATAACTATCACCCATGTTTAACCATAGAGTACCATCATCTGTAAGAATCTTTCTTACTTCTCTGAATACTTCTACTAGGTTCTGAACATATTCTTCTGGACTTTCTTCTTGTCCTATTTGATTCTCTTCATCACCATAGTTCCTTAAACCATAATAAGGTGGTGATGTAACACAAGTTCTTGCACTTTCTGGTAAGAAAGCACATAGAGTCTCCTTGCAATCTCCAAATAAAATTGTATCTCTCATTGATAATATGAAGGTTTGTAATCATTCTTTTTTCTATCATCCCACTCTTTTAATAACCATGATGATGATTGTCTCTTACCTACTCCACCTACACCCCATCTGAATACCACTCTAGGATCATCTTTATAGAAAGTAAATTCTGGTACGTTTTCATTATGTTTATCCCCACCATTACAGAATATTACTTTATCATATATTTCAAGGCATTGAGCAATCGCATCATTAGCAGTACCATTACCATCATCAAACTCAAGAACATTATCAACCATTTGCAATGCTCTTACAACAATAATTCTTTCATCTAAGGTCATAAATGGTTTTCCTTTCTTCTTTGCTAACCAAGAATCAGAATTTAAACCAACTGCTAAGGCACTCTTAGGTGCTATTTGTTTTGCTGATCTTAATAATGAAATATGTCCACTGTGGATAGGATCAAATCCCCCAGAGACTAAAACTACAGATGTACTCATCTTGCTATCCATCCTTGAAATAATATGTATGTTCCAAATAGTAACATTAGAAATGTAATTGGAAAAAATGGGATAATACTAATTGCATATAGTACTTGTATTATTACTATAACATAGAAAGTCCACATTAGGAACATTCCTATTTTATTTAAACGTGATCCTCTTTTATATGGAATCATTTTCTTACTACACTAATTGCAGGTTCACCCCTTTCAAATACAGTATCAACAACTGCCTGTACTTTACGAGCAGTAGAGATACCCACCTTTGAATATACTGGTACACATATTAACCCATATTT